GCCGATGCCGGCATCTACGACTACGAAAATGGCGAAAAGTACCGAAAGCTTCGAGAAGAAGTTCTAACTAACCAAGAGGAAATGAACCAGTACGTAAACGTGGACAAAAAAATTCCCGAAAGCCTCCTTCGCCGAAGCGACGAAATTTTGTCCGAACTTAGACAGCTAGAAATCGGAGAAAACAAACGAGGCCCGAAATTTGATATTACGGGCCAGGGGGCCTACTACCGCTTAGGGCAAGACCTTGCAGGCCGGGATGCGTTAAGGCAAACCTCTGAACGAATGAAAGCTCTGGGCATTGATGGTATTAGCTACCGCGACGCTAATTCTCGCGGCTTCATGCCGGATTCTCAGCGCACCAACAATTTCGTTGTTTTTGACCCGCAAGTAATTGAAATTGCAAAACGCTACGGCATAGCTTTGCCTCTGGCAGGCGCAATCCTGATGGGCAACATGACCCCCGAGGAGGCCGTGGCGGCTCAGGCTCCCAAAGAAATGGAAGACGGCGGGGCAGTCACTAAAGGGATAGGGGCCCTGGAAGCTTCTGAAGATGTTGATCGTGTTCTAGGCGCCATGGAATTCAACAAGTTCCCTGACCGCATTCAGGTGGCCGCAGAAGAGGTGGCGGAAAAGACCGGCTTAGACAAGCGCATGATTGCCGCAAACATGATGCTAGGCGATTTGGAGTTTGCCTCGGATGTAGCGCCTTTCTTTGGGCCGTTTTACCAATCGGAGAACATAGACCCCAGCGTAGCTCGTCTGGTCCCCGGCAACATTCCCATGGAAACGGCTCAGGGCCGCATGCAGGGCTTTTACATTCCAGAACAGATGTCTGACAACGAGCTTCGTCAGCTACAAAGCCGCGCCCAGCTTTATGCCTTTTCTCCGCGCGAAGGCTATTTCCCCGAGGCTCAGATGGAGCGGGACACCGTTTATGCCGTGGGCCCCGATGCGTCGCCCGAGGTTTGGGCGCATGAGTTTCGGCACAGGATGTTGTCTAAGGGCCCGAGAGAGCCCATGTCCTCCCCAGATCGCAGGATTTCTCGCTATCAAAGTTTTCCGCCGTCGCAAGAAGGCGACAACCGTCTACTAGATATCTTATACTCTAACAGGCCAGAGACTTACGTTTCGCGGTCCGCGGAGCCTTACCCGCAAAACGCTTTGGCTGCGGAGGCGTTTTTGTCGGGAGAGTCCCCTACCGGGGGCCCTGCAAGATCGCTTTTGGACAGTTTGGTTGATGCGGGCATGGTTAATCCCAACGACCTGTATCCTGAGTTCAAAGACCCGACCATGTTCGAGAGAATGTTTGGCAGCGAAGGCCCGACAAGACAGGACATCAAGGATCGGCTTCGTGAGCCGGAAAACACGGCGCGTGGTAGGCTTGCTAGAGAAAAGGCTAAGAGTAACAATTAATTGCGCATCCTTATCCGCGGCCCACGGCCCTAGAGGACAGACAAGATGGCTGAATCTGAATATCCGCGAGGCATGGGCGGTCTGATGGACCGGAATGTGCCGTCGCAGCTTGATGAGCAAGACCTTTCTGACGAGCTTGAGATTGAGCTGCCGGGTAGTCAGGACAATGTGTTTGCTTTGATGGCGGCTGAGGGGGTGGGGGAGATTGAGATTTCTCCGACTGAGGATGGTGGGGTGGAGGTAGATTTTGAGCCTTCTGACCGCCGGGGCGAGGAGGAGGACTTCTACGCCAACTTGGCTGAGGAGATGCCGGAGCGGGAGCTTGGGCGGATTGCTTCGGAGCTGATGGGCGAGTTTGACTCGAACAAGGCGTCGCGGCAGGAGTGGGAAGATGCTTATGCGGATGGGCTGGAGCTTCTGGGCTTCACCTATGAGGAGCGTACTCAGCCGTTCCGTGGTGCGAGTGGCGTAACTCACCCATTGTTGGCGGAGGCCGCCACCCAGTTCCAGGCGCAGGCGTTTAATGAGCTTTTGCCGCCTGGGGGCCCGGTGCGGACGGTGGTGATGGGCGATGAGACGCCGGAGAAGGTGGCGCAGTCCCGGCGCGTGAGTCAGTTCATGAATTATTATTTGACCAATGTCATGGAGGATTACACTCCTGACATGGATCAGATGTTGTTTTATTTGCCGCTGGCGGGCTCGACCTTCAAGAAGGTGTACTACGACGAGTCCCTGGGCCGTGCGGTGTCGAAGTTTGTCCCTGCTGAGAACCTTATTGTCCCTTACGAGACGTCGGATTTAGAGACTTGCCCTAATATCACCCAGATTGTGCGCATGCCTTTGAATGATTTGCGCAAGCGGCAGGTGTCTGGGTTTTACCGCGACATTGAGGTGCTTCCTGGGCAGCGGGACGGGAATGAAATTGATGAAATCATGGATCGGATTGATGGGTTGGAGCCCAGCAACATCGACTATGATTGCACGATCCTTGAGTGCCACGTTGATTTGGACCTTGAGGGTTACGAAGACCTTGACGAGGACGGGGAACCGACGGGCATCAAGGTGCCTTATGTCGTCACCCTGTCCCAGGACAACGGCCAGATTCTGTCGATCCGCCGGAATTACCGTGAGGACGACGAGCAGAAACGCAAGATCAAATACTTCGTGCATTACAAGTTCTTGCAGGGCTTTGGTTTCTACGGCCTGGGGCTTATCCACACCATTGGGGGCCTGTCCCGCACGGCCACCGCTGCCCTCCGCCAGCTTATTGATGCGGGCACCCTGAGCAACCTTCCTGCTGGCTTCAAGGCCCGTGGGCTGCGGATCAGGGACGATGATGATCCTCTGCAACCGGGCGAATTCCGCGATGTCGATGCCCCGGGTGGCGCGATCCGTGACAGCTTAATGCCGCTGCCTTTCAAGGGGCCCGACCAGACCCTGTTCAACCTTTTGGGCTTTGTGGTTCAGGCGGGTCAGCGCTTTGCCACGATCACGGACCTGAAGGTAGGCGATGGGAACCAGCAGGCGGCTGTTGGCACCACCATGGCCATGATTGAGCAGGGGACGCGGGTGATGAGTGCGGTGCATAAGCGCCTGCACTACGCCATGCGGTTGGAGTTCAAGATTCTGGCCCGGGTGATGAGCGAGTCTTTGCCCCAGGAGTATCCCTACTCTGTTGAACGGACGTTGATCGCTTGATGAAGTCGGTGCCGGAGGACGAACCGCGGCCCACGGACCCTGCCAAGGAGAACATTGACGCCTTGGATAACATCCAGTTGAAGGCGTTTGAGGGTCAGAACCATCAGGCGCACATTATGGCGCACTTGGTCTTTGGGTCTTCTGGCATGGTGGCTCAGTTGCCGGCGGTGGCTATTTCTTTGCAGAAGCACGTGATGGAACACGTGCGGATCGCGGCCCAGGAGCAGGCGGCGCAGCAGGTTGCCCAGATGCAGCAAATGCCTCCTGAGCAGATGGAGCTTCAGGTTGCTCAGCTTGAGGCTCAGTTCATGGCTGAGGGCATGCAGCAGGTTAAGCAGCTTTCCGGTCAGATTTCCGGTGAGGGTCAGCAGCAGCCTGATCCGCTGGTCGAATTGAAGAAGCAAGAGCTTCAGTTGGATGCGCAGGAACAGCAGTCCGATGCTGAGCTTGATCGTGCTAAGCTGGAGCTTGATGCGCAGAATCAACAGATGCGGGCTCAGCAATTCCAAGAGCGCTTGGCGGCGCAGGAACGGCAGACCCAGGCACGGATCGACTCTGCGATGCAGCGTGAGCTTTTGAAGTTGCAGAATCAACAGCGAGGGCAGTGACATGGCGGCAGTTAAGATTGTGACCAACAAGCCTGGGGCTGCTCCCAAGGCTGTGGAGTATGCGGACATCAAGGGCCAGGGCCGTATTCCTTACGGCAAGACGGCGGATGCGCCCATGGGTGGCGATACGATGAAGACTGCCACGGCCCGCGGCATGGGTGCTGCGAAGCGTGGCGGCAAGTATCTGACCTGCTGACATGCCCCTTAAAAAGGGCAAGTCTGACAAGACGGTCAGTGCCAACATTAGCAAGTTGGTGGACGAGGGGTATCCTCAGAAGCAGGCGGTGGCTATTGCGCTGGAGGAAGCTGGGCGCTCCAAGCCGAAGAAGATGGCGAAGGGCGGGTCGGTCAAGAAGACCAGGGGTCGGATTGTGAAAGGGTTTAGCCCGATAGCGCGGCCTCAGAGGTTCAAGGGAGTATTCTGATGGGTGGCTTTCGCGGCATTAACATCCCCGGACTGAACTTTCAGCTCACGCCCGAGGCGATTGATGCTGCGCGAGCCGCGCAGGGCTTGCCGCCTTTAAACGGGGCTCCGCCCCCGGACCCCGGGTTTCAGCTTTACCAAACCCCTTTTGGCCCGAATGCCATTCAAATGCCGGCGGCTGCCCCGGAGCCAGCGCCGATTCCGCCTCCTGTAGCAGCGCCTCCGCCTCCTCCGCCGGTCGTTGACAGCGAAGGCATCCCGACCAACATTCAGCCGTCCATCGGCCAGGGCGTAGGTTCTTTCCTCTTAAACGAGCGCTTCGGGCAGAACATTCCGGTTGAGCCGCGCGTTCCTGTGCCCCCGCCGCCTCCACCGCCTCCACCGCCTCCACCGCCGCAACCGCGGGACAGCTTGGGGGATTTGGTGCTTTCCGCCCCCAGCGAGCGTTTTGAGCCCATTCAGGCCGACCTACCTGTTCAGCCGGCTCCGCAACCTCCTCCAGTGGTGGCACCGCCTCCGCCTCCGCCTCCGCCGCCTGTTATTGACAGTGAAGGGGTTCCGGCGGTCATTACTCCGCCGCCTGTGGTTGCGCCTCCGCCGCCGCCTCCGCCTCCGCCGCCTCCGCCGCCTGCAACAAATGGAACCGTAAGTAACGATATGGGGATGAGTAATTTCCTCGACCGTCAAGCGCAAGACATGTTGACGCCTGTTGCGCCGTCAGCACCTGCTCCGGTTACGAGGCCGGCGGTAGACGAGGGCATTGCAAGCCTCACGCGCGACGCTCTTTCCGCTACGCAGTACCAGGGTCTAGAAAGTTTTGACCCGGACAACCCTTTGAATCCGGTAGCCGCACCGGCCTCCGACCGTGTTTTTCAGGAGCCTGCCTCCGGTTCTCAAGTTTTTAACTTGGACGACCCGTACGCAGCTTCTACGGGCGGCCCCCCGATTGGCTACCAGGGCGGTGGCGGAGAGTACAATCCGCAAGACGGCTATACCGACGAAGACCGGGTTGCGGCAGATGCTTTTTACGCAGAACAGCGCCGCGCTCGTCGAGAGCAAGAGGCGGCGGATCGGGAGGCGGCTCAGCCTGCTCCTCCTCCGCCGATGGTGGAACCGCCTCCGGTCGAAGACGATTACACGGACGTGGTTATTGATCCGGGGGAGCCTCCTCCGCCTGTTGAGCCTCCTCCGCCCCCGTATGATCCGGGCCCTCCCGTAGATACCGCTCCGCCTCCGGTTGATAGCGACGAAGACTTGTTCACGCCGGGCCCCGTTGTGGATACCGCTCCGCCTCCGGCAGACGACACGACTCCCGTTGATCGCACCTTGGACCCTGGTTCAGAAGACACGGTGGACCCTGGTTCAGAAGACACGGTGGTTGTTTTACCGCCCGAAGGGCCGGTTGAAGCGCCTCCGGCAGACGACACGACTCCTGTAGACACCGCGCCCCCGGTAGATACGGCCCCTCCGCCAGAAGAGCCCCCGTTTGCGCCCCAGGAGCCTATTGAAATTGAGCCGGAGCAGCCGCTTCCTCAGTATCGTTACACGCCCTATGTCCCGCGCGACTTTCAGTACGTGGTCCCTGAGTTTGCTCGAAACTTTGGGCCCTTTGCGGGCTTTGCCCCCGGACCTTTCCGCGGCGGCGTTGCGGATTCCGAATTAGACGTTGGGTACGGCGATGTCACGGCGCCAGAGTTGAGCCTAGACCCGGCCACTTACCAGCCGATCCCGTCGTTTCAAGTGGCGCAGCCGGAGTATGTGCAGATTCAAGGCCCGTCGGCCCCGGCTATTGATCCGTTTTCGGCCCCGATCCGACCCGAATTTGCCCCGCTGCCGAGCTATGAGCGGCCTATTTACTCTCCTCAAACACAGGGCATGATTGACCAAATCCTATCCGAAGAGGAAATGGCAAATCCCTTTATGAATCCGTATTTACGGTCGGGTGTATTTGGAGGCCGTTGATTATTTCCCATAATAATCAATAGTTAACGATTATTTGTTGACAATCTTCTTCTGATATATTCGCCCCCTAGACGGGCTCGCATAGGGGGCGGGCATGTGGTTGATCCAATTACTGCGCTGGCCGTAGCGTCTACGGCATTCAACGCTATCAAAAAAGGTTTTGAGGTCGGCAATGACCTTGAGTCCATGGCCGGCGATATTGGTCGTTGGATGGGAGCGATTCAAGATTTAAGTGATGCTGAGAAAAAAGCCAAAAACCCTCCGCTGTTTCGAGCGATTGTAAATAAATCCTCTGTCGAACAAGAGGCTATGCAGGCTTTTGCCGCAAAGCAGAAAGCCAAGCAAATGGAGGATCAGCTCCGCGAGTACGTTAAATGGACCCATGGCGGGGATGCCTGGAAACAAATCTTGGCTATGCGGGCCAAGATACGTCAGGAGCGGTTGGATCAAATCAAAGCGCAGGCGGCGCGACGCGCTAAATTCAAGGAACGGTCATTTACAACCGTTGCGGTTTTAATAACGCTTGCGCTAAGCTCGGCACTGATATGGGGCCTTATTGAATTTCTCCTAGCGATGAAGGAGCGAGCATGAATTTTGGCAAGCTGAAGAACCTTATTGGCGCGGTTGCCCCGACTATTGGCGCGGCTTTGGGCGGCCCTGTAGGCGGTGCCGCGGCCCAGGCCATTGCTCAAGTCCTGGGGGTTGAGCCTGAGCCCAAGCAGATTGAGCAGGCGTTGAAGCAGGCTACGCCAGAGCAGCTCGCGGAGATTAAGAAAGCAGAGCTTGCTTTCGAGACCCGCATGAAGGAGCTTGAGGTTGACGTCTTTGCCCTGGAGACCGCGGACATCCAGCATGCCCGGCAGATTCACAAGGGCGACTGGACCCCGCGGGTCATTGCCCTGGCCTGCATCCTGTTCTTTGGCGGCTACATCTTTAGCGTGACTTTCTTGCCCCCCGAGGCCAACAGTGAGGCGGTGATTAACCTTGTTCTCGGATATTTGGGCGGCATTGTCTCGGCTATTGTCAGCTTTTACTTCGGCGCCAGCCAAAAACAGGACTGATATGAAGATTAGCGATGAAGGACTTGCGCTCATCAAACACTTCGAGGGATGCCGTCTTGAGGCGTATTTATGCCCTGCTGGCGTATGGACTATCGGCTACGGTCATACTCGTGGCGTTAAGGACGGTGATGTCATAGATCAGGAGGCTGCTGAGGCTTACTTGATCGAGGACTTGGAAGAGTTTGAAGGCTACGTTAACAGCATGGTGGAGATCGCGCTCAAGCAAAATGAGTTTGACGCCATGGTGGCCTGGGTGTTTAACCTGGGCCCGGGTAACTTCAAAGAATCCACTCTTCTGAACCGGGTCAATTACGGCCCCATTTCGGACGTACCCTTCCAAATCCAGCGTTGGAACAAGGCCGGCGGCAAGGTGCTCGAAGGTCTTGTAAAGCGCCGGGCAGCGGAAGCTGCGCTTTGGGAAGGCAAGGATTGGCGAGAGCACGTTTAATCTGCGATCAATCGTAGCCTCTCGCATAAAATCCGTGTTAGTCTGCGCTCACCTTTTCACGTTTGATGGTGGGGTATGAATGACATTTACTTCGCTGAAGCGGTCTTCAGGATTATCCGCGAACGGCGCCAAGCAGTAATTGATCTTTTGATCTACAAACATGTCAAAGACATGGAGCACTACCGCGAGTTGACCGGCAACCTTGATGCCCTCGACTACGTGGAACAGGAACTCAAGAGCCTGCTAGAAAAACAGGAGCACAGCGATGACTGACGCAGCAGAGGCCCTTCCGCTTGAGGAAAAGGTCGCGAGCCTCGAAGAGGCTTATCAAGAGCCCCAGAAGCGGGTTCTAAACCCCGAAGCCATTGGCGCTTCCCTTCTTGAACGCATGCCGTCCCCTACGGGCTGGCGTCTTCTCATCCTTCCCTACCAGGGGAAAGGCAAAACGGACGGTGGTTTGTATCTTCCTGACGACGTTGTCGAGAAGAACAAGGTGTCCACCCAGGTGGGTTACGTGCTGAAAGTGGGTCCTCTGGCCTACAAAGACAGCGAAAAGTTTCCCAGCGGGCCGTGGTGCCAGGAAAAAGATTGGGTCATGTTTGCTCGCTATGCCGGCAGCCGTTTTGCCATTGATGGCGGGGAGGTCCGAATCCTGAACGACGACGAGATTCTGGCCCGGATCATGGACCCTGAAGACGTTCTGCATTACTAGGAGGCGACATGTCTGAAGCAGAGAATCAAGTCGAATTAGACCTTGGCGATAGCCAAGAAACGGAAGTTAATTTTCCCGATCAGGAAGAAAGCCGGAGCCCGGCCCCGGAAACGGCAGGTTCTGATCCCGATCAGGAAGATAACTTTTCCAAGGCCGAAACGGCCACGCAAAAGCGGATCAACAATCTGACCAAGCGCATGCGCGAGGCAGAGCGCCAGCGGGAGGAAGCGCTCCGCTACGCACAAAACGTGCAGAGCGAAGCTCAGCAAATCCGCCAGCGGATGGAAGCTTTGGACACCAACTACGTGTTCGAGTACACCAACCGGGTTCAGTCTCAGACCGAGTATGCTGAGAAAGAGCTTGCCCGGGCTATTGAGATGGGTGACAGCCAAGCGGTCATTGAGGCCCAGCGGAAGATTACAGCCTTAGCCATTGAGTCTGACCGCGCACGGCAGGCGCAGATGCAGCAAGAGCGCTATCGCCAGCAGCTTGCCGCGCAGCAGGCGCAGCAAGTTCGGCAGCCCATGCCTCAGCAGCAGCCCCAGCCCCGTCGGCCTGACCCCAAAGCCGAAACCTGGGCCCAGCGCAACACTTGGTTTGGCCAAGACGAGGCCATGACCTATGCCGCTTTCGGTATTCACAAGAAATTAGTTGAAGATGAAGGGTTTGACCCTCAATCGGACGATTACTATACTGAATTAGATCAGCGTATTGCCGCGGAGTTTCCGCATAAGCTAGGCGCTGCAACTAAAACTGACGGTAATCGACGGCCCGCTCAGACTGTCGCATCCGCTACCCGCGGTAATTCTGGGCGCAGAAATGGTAAAACGGTTCGACTCTCCCCGAGCCAAGTCGCTATAGCGAAGAAACTGGGAGTGCCACTGGAAGAGTACGCTAAGTACGTGAAGGAGTGAGCGAAATGGACGAGTTAACGAACGATATGGAGTTTAGCGGGTCCGTTAAGCGCACTTCTCGCGCTAAACAAACTCGGGAGACTACGGCACGGCGTAAGCCTTGGGCTCCCCCGTCAATGCTGGATGCACCGCCTGCCCCTGACGGTTTTAAGCATCGTTGGATTCGCGCGGAGACGCGCGGTTTTGATGATCGCAAGAACGTCAGTGCCAAGATGCGCGAAGGCTGGGAATTGGTCCGTCAGGACGAGTACCCGGACTTTGAAGCACCTGTGGTTGAATCAGGTAAATACGAAGGTGTGTTCGGGGTCGGCGGGTTGCTTCTCGCGCGGATTCCTGAAGAAACCGTCGCGGAACGCACCGCTTATTTTAATCAGCGCTCTGCTGATCAAATGGCGGCTGTGGACCACGACATGATGCGCGAGAACGCACACTCAACCATGACGATTAGCAAACCTAATCGTCAATCCCGTGTAACTTTCGGTGGTTCTCGGAAATAGGACCACATAGGAGACTTTAATCATGGCAAATGCTAATACTGCCTACGGTCTTCGTCCTATCGGCCTCGCTGGCAGCGGCGTAAACTCGACTGGGGTGACTCAGTACGAAATCGCTTCTAACAACACCAATGCTATTTATCAGTACGGCATCGTGGTTCCGACCGCGAATGGCGTTATTGATTATGCTGGCGCTACCGACGGTGGCACCACGCAGGCTCTTGGTGTGCTGATGGGCGTTGAATACCAAGACTCGGTTCAGAAGAAGCCTGTCTTTCTGAACTACTGGCCGGGGTCCGGCTCCGTGAGCGTTGACACGAACTATCCTGTCAAAGCTTTCGTTGCTGATAACCCCAATCAGCTCTTCAAAGTCGCTAGCGACGCTACCCTGACCAACCGGGCAACCGCGTTGGCCACGGTGTTCGCTAACGCTTCGCTGGGCACTTCGGCTCGCACCGGTTCTACCAACACGGGCTCCTCGAACAGCGCATTGAGCGTGTCTTCCGTTGCAACCACGGCTGCCTTGCCGTTGCGCATCGTGGGCATTCTCGATGATGAGGCCAACAGCGACTATACCGCTGCGGGCATCCCGCTGATCGTGCGTTTGAATGCCCATTTCAACGCTGCCACCCGTCGATTCGATTCGCAGACCACTGCTGACTCGACCGGTCTATAAGGAGGCTGACAAATGGCTATTTCACGCGCACAACTAGCTAAAGAGCTAGAGCCCGGACTCAACGCCCTCTTCGGCCTTGAGTACAACCGGTATGAGAACGAGCACTCTGAAATCTTCGAGGAGGAGTCTTCGGACCGCGCCTTTGAAGAAGAAGTGATGCTCGGTGGCTTCTCCACGGCACCTGTTAAGGGCGAGGGCACTGCCATCACCTTTGACGACGCCCAGGAGACGTACACGGCTCGCTACCAGCATGAGACGATTGCTCTCGCCTTCTCCATCACCGAAGAGGCCATCGAAGACAATCTTTATGATCGTCTGGCTTCCCGGTACACGAAGGCGCTGGCACGTTCCATGGCGCAGACCAAGCAAATCAAGGCAGCCGCGATTCTGAACAATGCGTTCAGCACCGGCTCCCCGGTTGGCGATGGTGCTGCACTTTGCTCCGCCGTTCACCCCAGCCTCTCGGGCAACCAGCGCAACCTGCTGTCCACGCCCGCTGACCTGAACGAGACGTCGCTTGAGCAGATGCTCATCGACATTGCTGGTCTGACCGACGAGCGTGGTCTGAAGATTGCTGTTCGCGGCACGAAGCTGATCATCCCGAAAGAGCTGCAATTCGTTGCAGAGCGGGTGATCAACTCCAACCTGCGTTCTGGCACGGCAGACAACGATCTGAACGCCATGAAGTCCATGGGGATGCTTCCCGAAGGTGCGGTGGTTAACCACTTCCTCACCGACACGGAAGCCTTCTTCATCAAGACTGATGCGCCCAACGGCTTCAAATACTTCAACCGTTCGCCGATCAAGACGGCAATGGAAGGGGACTTTGACACCGGCAACATGCGTTTTAAGGCCAGGGAGCGATTCTCGTTCGGGGTCTCTGACTGGCGTTGCGTGTTTGGCACCCCGGGTGCTGCATAAGCTATCTTCGGATGGCTTTGAAGGGGGCCTTCGGGCCCCCTTTTTATTTTCGCCGAATAAGGGTATAAATGGGTCAGAACCCTGACAGGCTCATCTGAGTCTGACACTAGCCACGACAGGAGATTCCCAATGGCTACCACGTTCAGCGGTCCCGTCCGCTCTGAAGGCGGCTTTGAGGTTGTTGATAAAAATGCAACCACCGGGGCCTACACCACTTCCCTGGACATTGCTTCTGATGGTTCCCTCGACCTCACCTATTCGAGTGACGACACGGGGACTGCCAATGTCGAACCCATCGTGATGGAAAACACCATGACGGGTGCTGGCGGTCTGGCTGGCCGTGCGCGCTTCCAGCTCAACGCTGACGCCGCTCTCGGCAGCTATTCCAATGCTCTCAAGGCGATTACCGTTTACGGCACTTCCGGTAAAACCACCGGCCTCGGTTCTGCTTTCGTGGCAGAAATGACCCTGTCCGCTGGCACCGATGGCGGCACCTACGCGCCGCTTGAGATTGAGCTGAACGCTCCGACCGGCGCCGACACGGGCACCCTGACCTCGTTCATCCA